AAGTTGCGAAGGAGACCGACGCGCTGCTCAAGACGTTGCCGCACACGCCCGAGTTCGAGTATCGGCGGCGGGCGGTCGTGGCCGACGAAACGGAATCCGACGAGGCGGAGCGGTGCGAAAAATCGTTCATCTCGACCGATTGCGTTGACCGCGACAAGGAGGTCGTGGTGGCGCGCGGGATCGACTTCCGGCAGTTTCAAAAAAATCCGGTTGTGCCATTCGCCCATCGCTATGAGGATCTCCCGGTCGGCCGCTGCCTGTGGCTGAAGCGCGAGTCGCGCGGCAAGGGCGAGGGCATCCTGGCCAAAACGCAGTACGCGGCTATGCCCGCGGGCTGGCAGGGCGAGTGGTTCCCGTCGGCGGTGTTCGCCCTGATTCAGCAGGGCATTCTCAAGGGGAAGAGCATCGGGTTCCTGCCGCTGGAAGCTCGGCCGCCGCGTGAGGATGAGATCAAGGCGCGGCCCGACTGGGCGGGCTGCCGGCTGATCTTCCCGAAGACCGTGCTGCTCGAGTACTCCATCGCGCCGGTGCCCGCGAATCCCGACGCCCTGGTGCAGGCGGTTGGCAAGGGTTTGAAGATCCCGCAGCGGATGCTCGACGAGATGGGGATCGTGATCCCGGGAAAAGATGATGAACCATTCAATTGGGAGGCTCTGGAGGCGCTCGAAAAACTGGCAGACGAAGCAAATGAGCGCGTCGAGCCGGCGAGCGAGGAGCGGGCAATTCCGTACGTGACCGAAACAGAGTATCTCGCCGCGATCAAGCGAATTGACGTTGGCGGGTTTGTGCAGGACGCGCTGGATAGGAAGCGCGGCCGAGTTTGAAAACAACGACGCACAGCGCGTAGCCGTGATGGGGCCGTCAGGCGGCTCGAGGCTGGGGGCGGAAACGCCAGGCCAACGAGCTGCTGGAGATTGGCAGTTGTCGGTGATCGACGTGCACGAGGAACCATTTTGCCGGCGTCGGCAAAATGATCAACCAAGGAAAGGATCACTGACAATGTTGATCTGGATTATCCTGAGCAAGGATTGGAACGGCCACAAGGCCGGTGAAAAAGTGCAGGTCGCCGAAGCCGACGCGAAGAAGCTGATCGCGGATCAGACGGCGGCCGACTGCCCGGCTGATCAGATTCCGGGCGCGGACATGGCGCAGCAGCTTGCCGCGACGATCAACGATGCGGTGGGCAAGGCGCTCGACGGCGCGGTGCAGAAGCTCAAGAGCTGGAAGCCGCCCGCCGCGCCGAAAGACGGCGACGAGGAGCTGACCGGCGGGTTCAAAAACCTGGGCGAGTTCGCGATGTCGGTGAAGAACCGGCAGGATGGGAAATCCACCGACGAGAGGATCGCCAAGATAATGACGGTCAAGACCCCGAGCGGCATGTCCGAGGGCGTCGACAGCGACGGCGGGATCTTGGTCCCGCAGGAATTTTCCAACCGCATCTACGAGCGGGTGTACGCCGAGAACAACCTGCTCGCGCGATGCGAGTCGCTCACGATCTCCCGCAGCTCCATCAAATTCAAGCGCAACGCGGAAACGAGCCGGGCGAACGGTTCCCGCTGGGGCGGCGTCTACGGCTACTGGCTGGCCGAAGCCGACCAGAAACAGAAGAGCAAACCTACGTTCGGCACGATGGAACTCAGCCCGCACAAACAGGCTGTGTTCGTCGTGGTCACCGACGAACTCCTCGAGGATGCCGACGTCGCGCTCGACGGCTACCTGACGAGGTGCGCGGCGGCGGAAATCAATTTCCGCACCAGCGACTCGCTGATCAGCGGCACGGGCGCGGGCATGCCCTTGGGTATCCTGAACGCGCCGTGCCTGACCACCGTCGCGAAAGAGGCCGGGCAGGCGGCGGACAGCATCGTGTCGGCCAACGTGATGAAGATGTGGAGCCGGATGTTCGCCAGCTCGCGTGCGAACGCGATCTGGATGATCAATCAGGAATGCGAGCAGCAGCTCCAGACGATGACGGTCGTCGTGGGCGTTGGCGGCGTGCCGGTCTATCTGCCGCCGAGCGGACTGGCGGACCGGCCGTACGGCATCCTCTACTCCAGGCCGGTCGTGCCCGTGGAGTGGTGCTCGGCACTGGGCGACGTTGGCGACATCATCCTCGCCGACTGGAGCCAGTACCTGGCCGTGACGCGAGGAGCGATCAAATCCGCGATGTCCATCCACCTGCGGTTCGATTACGACGAGACGGCGTTCCGCTTCGTCTTCCGCGTCGACGGCCAGCCGTGGTGGGCGTCGGCGTTGACCCCGTACAAGGGCAACGCGCTCAACACGCTCAGCCCGTTCGTGACGCTCCAGGCCCGGTGATCGAGCTGAGAGCCTGATGATCGATTGAATCAACACGGGGCGGACGGACGGCCGCCCGCCCCACAATCAACGAAAGGACCTGACCAGATGAGACTGCTCGAACAGCAACACGTCGTGATGGTGCTCCCGCCACACGATCTCAACGGTGCGGCTCACACCACGGATTACGTGAGCCTGAAAAACTGGCAGCACTGCACGTTCCTGATCATCCGCGGGCTGGAGACGGCCGGCGGGGACAGCGACCTGGTGGTGCGTGCGGCCGACGACGTGGCGCCTAGCCACACGGCGGACCTGGCGACGCTCAAGTTCCGCACGAGCGGCGTCGTCGAAGTGAGCGATGCGTGGGCGGCCGAAATCGTCGTGACCGACAGCAAGCTCGATTACGTGGCGGCCGGAGATTTCGTCCCGGACACCACGGAGAACTCGATGGTGGCCATCGAGGTCGACGCGGCTGCGGTGAAGGCGGCGAGCTCGACGTACGCGATGGATTGCGTGGCGCTCGTGATCCCGGATCCGGGCCAGGCGGCGGTGTGGGGCGTGATCGCCATCCTGAGCGGGCCGCGCTACGCCGGCGCGAGCATGCCCACCGCGATCACCGACTGACGCGGTTCGACAATCTGACCACCCAAGGATGGGCCGGCCGCCGCCACGGATGACGGCGGCCGGCCCGCGACGCACGGAAACTGAATCGCGCACGGGCGCACTCGCGAACCGGCGCACAATGCATCAAACGAAACGGAGACGACGATGAGAAACTTTGTGATTGTGCTGATGCTGATCGCGGTGCTCGCGTGCAATGCGATGGCGGAGACCGCGAAAACGGAGCTGTTCGGGCAGTGGCTGGGCGGCTCGGTCGTGATCGAGGACCAGGGCGTTTCGACGGGGCGAAGGATCTTCCTCCACAGCGGCACCGGCTCGACCGACGCCGGCTACGGCGGGAATCCTGATACTCCGGTGAGCACGCTGGCGGCGGCCGTCGCGCTGGCCACGGCAAACGAGAATGACATCATCATCGCGATGCCCGGCCACGCAGAGACGTTCTCGGGTGCAACCTCTGCACTGAGCGTCGCGGGCGTCAAGCTCAAGGGCATCGGTCAGGGCCCCGACCGCCCGACGTTCACGTTCAGCGCCGCCGCCGGGAACATCCCAATCAGCGGGGCCGGCGTGACCATCGAGAACGTGATCCTCACCGCATCCGGCGTTACGACCGTCGCCGCCGGAATCACCGTCAGCGGAGCCGACGTCACCATCCGGAACGTTGAGTTCCGCGGGGTCGACGCGGACACCGACTTCGACACCTGCATTCTCACCACGAATGCGGCCGAGCGGCTGACCGTCGAGCAATGCCAATTCAACGTCTCCACGACACTGGGCGACTACGGCATCTGCGTTGTTGGGGCAGTTGACCAGACGCGCATCATCGACTGCGAGTTCACCGGTTTCTTCGACGATGCGTGCATCGGTACGATCACCGCTGCCACCACGAACGACCTGATCAAGGGCTGCGTGTTCAGGAACACCGACACGCCGTCCCTCTCGTTCGCTTACGACTTCACACCGTACGCGGCCTCCACCTACACGATGGTGGACTGCTACGACAAGCGGGTAGGTGCGAAGATTGACGGCTCCGACGAGATTGGCATCGGCCTCTCCGGTCTCGAGTACACACTGACCCGCCTGAACGTCATGAACGACGCGGCGGCCAACCTGAAGGGCTGGACGTACTGTGGCAGCATCGAGGTCATTAGCCTCCATGGTGTTATGACCGCGCTGACCGCGATAACCGCTGATGCTACGAGTTCAAAGTTTACGGTCGCCGAAGACGGGGCGGGCGCAACCGATCTGTGCATTACTCCCACCGATGGATTTGCCAGTGATGCGGCTGGTACCGGATATCACCTTAATGGTGATGCAAACAACACGGTGATGGTTGAGACGGAAGCCGCCGCTGCCGCGTTTGACATTGCCGAGCCTGGTGCAAAACGGTCGGCGGTAATCTGCAAATCGTATGCATCCGGCGTGATTGCCCACACGGCTGGCCACGCCAATCAGACAGCCACCATCCGCTGGTCGCTGCG